CAGATACAGTTGCTGAAGAACTTTACGGCGCCTCTGACTTAGATTGGGTTGTACTACTTACGGCAGGTATTGTTAATGTCAGAGAGCAATGGCCATTATCTGACAAAGACTTATACAACTTTGCTTTAAATAAGTATGGTTTGGCAAACTTGAACGCTGTTAAGTATTATGTAACCACAGAAGTCAAAGATTCAAACAAAAGACTTATTCTTCCTGCTGGGAAAGTAGTTGATTCTTCCTTTACAATTCCAGACCCAAGTAACGGTTTAGCAACTTTAAATCCAGTTACAGCAGTTAGTAACTACGAATATGAAGTTGAAAAGAACAATAAGAAAAGAGAATTGTTTATTCTTAAACCAGATTATCTTGGTCTATTCTTGACTGATATGAGAAAGATTATGTTCTATGATAAGTCTTCCCAATATGTAAACGAAAGACTTATCAAGACAGAAAATACTCTGAACACTTCACCATAAGAGTTTCAGGTTCTTATCAAAAACCATCACATAACGGTGCTTACGAGAACGATCTTTCCATTCTCCTTCAGCACCTTTTATTTTACCTCTTGAATGTTTGGTGCCGTCTGAATAGTAGAAGTCTTTTTTTGGATCTGTAAGCCCGCAATACTTAAAATTGCAAGCACGATAAATTGTGCCATCATGAAAGTCACTATCAGCGTAAGAAATGATTGCTTTGACTTTCGTATCTCTGCGGAGTTGTCTGATACAACGGGAAACGAACCAGGAGGTAATGTTATATTCTGTTTTTTGAGTGCTAGGGTGTATGCAAAGTCGTGAAAGTTCAAATAATCCTTCTTGTTCATTCCTCTCTAAGCCAAACGCACCTTGTGCAATTTCAGGAACAGGGAGTCCAGTGAACACACAAACTCCCTGAATACCACCAATATTCAATGGGCAAAAGTCATTATTCTTATAAAGACCATAGTTATACCCAGACTTAAAACCTTTTGAAAAGTCCTTAAGATAATGAAACCGCAGAAGTAACTCTGCGGCTTCGGACTTGCTTACACGTTCAATAGTGTAGTCTGACTTCATTCATCAATCATCAGATGCTAATTTTGCAAAATACGACAACGCATCATCATCCTCATCTTCCTCAACCGCAGCAGCACGGCGGGTGGGTTTCAGAGAAGACAGTTCATCACGAAGGTCCTCAGTCAACTCACGAGTCGAACCACGGGTGTTGTCCTCATCCAGGTCTTCAGGGTCCTGATAGCGAGGAGTGCCTTTAGAACCCAACACGTAGTCAAGACGCTTCTTCAGTTCATCATAGGTCTTGAACTGGTCAGCAGCAACGAGTTCGGCAAGGGAATACTGCTTCTTCCACACTGCTTCCATTGCGTCATCATCGTCCAGCAGAGGAGAAGGAGCAGCAAACTCACTGGAATCATAGTTACGATAACCAGCAACGTTCTTTGCCTTCAGTTTGAAGTTGGCACCTTGCCAGAAGTCAAACGGATCAATCGCTTCCTCATCTTCAAACTCAGGTTGCATCGCAGCAGTCAGTTTGTCAAAGATTTTCTTGCCAAACTTAAACAGAAAGACTTTACCTTCGTTGGCAGGGTTGGCAGGATCCTTCACCACATAGATGTTGGAAACATAAGTCAGTTTGCGCTTCTGCTTACGTGCCAGTTCTTTACCAGCATCAGTACCGTTGTTCCACAGTTCGGAGTTCAGTTCCGACACAGGATCTTTCTGACCCAGAGTAGTCAGAGAGTTCTCAATATACCAACCACCAGGACCTTGGAATGCGTGACTGTAGAGTTTCACGAACGGAAGGTCCTCACCGTTCGGAGCAGGAAGGAAACGGATCACGGCATAACCATTGCCGCTCTTATCTACATCCAGTTTCCACAGACGGTCATCACTAGAACCGCTGCTTGTATTCATTTTTTCAACTTCTTTAACCAGTTTGGCAGTAAGATTGCCAAGTTTAGATTGCTTCTTAAGGTCAGCAAAAGACATTTGGATTACCTCGGATAGTTTGGATTCGGGGGATTACTCGGATATTATAGCAAAGATGCTCTCAACGGTCAATATATTGCTTGAGAGATTCGATTGTTTTGTTCATACTACTGAATAATATATTCATGTCAGTATCTGGCGGGAATCCCATCAGAGCAACTGATTTTCGTAGGTTCTCTTTCATCTCAACCGCTTCTGGATCGTCAGAAAGAGATAACCTAGTATACATTACTCTCTGTTTATCTAACAGGAGTTCTAGTTTTTCAATGTGTTCCAGTTTAGTATCACGGGACATTCCACCAAAAGTAAGAATACTTCCGTATATCTCCTCTTGCAACTTATTGATTTCTTTCAGTTCTTCTTGAATAATATCAGAATCAAAAAAGTTACTCATCTATAATTTCCCGTAAAATACGCTTAAACTGGAATACGTCAATATTTAGAAAAGGATTGTACTTGTTAATTTTCAAACTGACGGTTTCCCACACTGGGTCCAAAAGTTTCTTATCAAACTTCTTCCCGAACAGGAATATTTTATCATATATGACTAGGGTTTCAATACAAATCTTCCCGCTTAGAAATCTTTTGAGGACTATAGGGTGTCCTTTGGAACAGTTGAAAGCATCTTCTAATTTTGTCTGCGAGAACAATTCTTCCGATTGTTCTTTGAACAAGTAGGTCAAACTCTGCTGTCGTTTCATCCACTCTGTGTATGTTCTTTCTCCAGAGTTTATAATTTGACCAATCCATAAATTACTAGGAGAATCTGTTTCTACAAAATTTGATACTAAAAAATCTACGACTTCTTTATCAGAATATTTGCGACTCGTCTTCTCAAACCAATATTTATCGGTCCTTTTATTAAAAGATGTTACACTGGCACGGGTCTTTGCGCCATATTTAAAAAAGTCGTATTTTGGATTTGTGAAATGATTTTTGAGTGACAGATAATGTTGATAAGTTTCAAAAGGAGTCACAATCATAAAGGCAATTTGGCGCGTGATGTCCGCTTCATAAAGTTAAGACGAGTTGCGTCCCACTTTAGTTTCTCTTTCAAAGGTTTTGAAATGAGTTTCGTCACCGATTCTACTTCAAGAGAATTAAGTTCGCAATAGTGGCAAATTGCATCAATGTAATTAAAGTTTTCAGTTGCAACAATATGTTCAATCTCAAGAGCAAACTTGGAAGGTGTTAGAAACTTACTTTCGATTACTTGTTCTAATTCTTTATTTGGTTCCATAGAGTTCCAGTTTATCTCTAACAAACTTTCTAATGTATTCGGTAAGCAATTTGAGGTATTTTGCTTTGTCTCTTTCTTCATAAACGACGCATTCTCCATTTTCACAAGCCATGATGATTACAAGTTTTTTGATAGGTATATCGGTGAGTTCATAAAACATTGCACCGTATGCCATACATTGAACAAAATAATGTTCAATCCACTCTCGTGGTTTTGGTTTTTTAGATGTTTTGAAGTCGATTATTGCTAACTCGCCGTCATATTCGGCAATACAGTCAACTGTCCCAGCAATACCCAGTTGCTTACTATATAGGGACCCTTCAAGGGCGTAAATATTATTTATACGATTTAAATCTGATTTTGCAATTTTAAAAAGAAAATCGGAAATTGGTTGAACTCCTGGTAGTTTCTCATTTTTAAGGTGATGTTCAACCAGAAGATGCATATCAGTTCCACGACTTGTTGCCGCTTTAGTGATTTTTTCTGCTTCTTCTTCACCTACCTTCTTACGCCAGTTAACAAAGATTTCCTTGTTAAAATGACTGGTCACCGAAGTAATGGAAACCAGTCGGATAAGTTTTTCTTCATCTTCAATCTTATAGTATCTTACACCGTCGATTGTTTCACGCTCCAACTGAGGGAGTTCAATATCAACATGATTAAACATTAAAAACCTGCTTCCATTTTCGCAATGATGTATTCTTTAACAAGTCCAGAACGAACAATATCGTCTACACCAAACTCAATTATATCAAATGATGGCATTTTACGCAAGACCGACATAAAATCTACAATACCATTACGCTCATTTGTTTTCTGTAGATCTGACTGAGAAGCATCACCACAGAAACAAATTCTTGTATTCTCACCTACACGAGTAATGATAGAATCCAATTCATGAAAATTCAAGTTTTGAAATTCATCTACAATTACAATCGCATTGTCAAGAGTTGTTCCACGAAGAAAAGAAGTGCTCCAGAACTTAATGGTTTCCTGTGCTTTAAGATTACCATAAAGCATCTCAAATTCAGCATCACTTGAGAGTTGGAACATATACTTCACCATATTCTTATAAGGAATCTGGTAAATATCTGCCTTGTCATCGTGTGTTCCAGGAAGGAATCCGATCTCACGAGTAGCAACTAATGAACGAACCAGATAGATCTTCTCATAAGGAGTTCTCTCATCAAGAACATCTCTCAGAGCATTGTAAAGTGTGATAAAGGTATTATGCGTGATTATATAATCATCAGTGATATAAAGATGTTTTTCATCCTCAATCATAATACATTGTGCGTCTTCTTCTCCAACATAATTTACATTTTTAATTTTTCTTCTATATTGAAGTTTATCATAAGTTTCTCTACAGAGGTCTTTTTTTCTTTGTAAAGTAAATAATTCTTTTGGATTTCTAACGGTAATCCAAACATTATACGATCTTTTACCTGTTTTTTTAATTCCATCATAAGTATATGTTGGAATTCTAGAGGTAATTTTACAAATTCCACCAAGAGACCAAATAATTTCTTGAACTTGTTTTGCTAAAATTTCACTCGTTGTTGAAAATGAAACTGTCCCATTTCTATAATCAACAGTTCCATCAGTATCCATCAATCCTCGCATTAAGTCAAGTTTTTGTTCTGTTCCAGAATTAACATATATTGAAGGAATAGTTTTTTCATAAGATTTTTTACCTTGAAGACCCAAATCTTTAAGTATTTCTGTTAATGAATTGGATTTATTTTTTCTTGATAAAGAATCTACAAAATTATAGTCATATTTTTTACCTTTACAAGATTTTATTACTATGTTTTCATCTAACACATTACTCAGTTGTTCTAATATTGAATTATCTTTTGTTGTAAATTTTGGAGTCGGTGTTGTTAAAGATCCATCACCAATCAAGCAACCAAGAAGATAAGGATCTAATGGTAAATTAATATTTTTGGTTTTAACAGGTTCAATTAAATCAATTGAAATATTAGTTGCGGATTTTCTAATTTCTTTTTCTCTTAAAAAATCAATAATATATTGTGTATTAACTATTTTTTTAGATCCAACTTTTTTTCTATTCCAACTAGTGGGGGAATTAATTTCCCAAAGATGTTCTAAACAACATCTAGTTTTAGAACCATCGTGAAATATAATTTCATAAATGTGTTTTTTTCCTTGAGGAAAAATTCCAGAAACTTTTGATTTTTTTCCATCTGGTGTTAGCACATAATCACCGATTTTAATTTTTCCCATAGTGGTCCATCCACTAGGAGTTAAAATTTTTGAATATAGTGGTTGAGCTTTACCTGTTCCTGCACAACCATAAGCAATTAGATGTTTTCCAGCAGCATATGATTCAAACAGACGTTTTTGATTTTCTGTAAGAGGATCAATATCGATCAAATAATCAGAACTTAATGGTTTTTTACGCTTCATTTGACGAGTAGTAAGACCAACCCCAATTGGTTGCTCTGCTCTTTTTCTTCTTGCCATGTTAGAGTTTTTTTACAGTTGACTTTGGTGCCTTACTGGCTTTTTCTAATACTTCATTCCATCCTGGATGCTTATTAGCAAGTTTGTCTCTCCACTCACCAACTTCTCCAGGAGAAGGGCAAGTAGAAGGATCAGACCAATCACGAATCCATTCAGAGTTATCAACTTTCCACTGGTCCCAGTCGTGGATACTCATTTCCACTTCTTTCTGTTCACCAGTTTTTGTATTCACTACAGGATATACGGGGCACATAAGTTACGAAATCAAGATAATTTATTTATCAAGGACTTAAACGTGCTCTATGAAGGCGTTTTTCTTCATAATACTTCCAAACGTTTGGAGTCCATTTTTGGAGATGAGGAACAAACTGTTCGCAAAGTGCTTGAATTTCTAGTTGAGCATCCATTTTTGCTCGCAAGTCCATAATGTGAAGAACAGAACGAAGGTTAAAAGAAACCACAAAGTTCTGACGAATTGCTTGTGCAAGATAGTCCCTAATGTGCTCTTCACACATTCCTTTTTCGTGTTTTGTTGCATAACGCTTACAACCCTCTACGATCCAGTTTAACTCATCTTGATAATCTTCTTGTGTCCAATCATATTTCTTACCATAACGATTGGTATAAAATCCAGCAGGGCGAACGTAAAAAACATCTTCTGGTTTTAATTCCCCACTAGCGACTTTTATTACTCTTTTACCAGTGTAACGTTGTGATTGAACATCAAAACTTACACCCACTCTATGAGTTCTTGCCTGCATCGCAACGTTATGAACATACCCAGACACCGAAAAAGTAATTGCGGGGTGTTCTAGGGGACCCCAGTGCCCTTTCTCATTACTTAAAAGACGTTCTACCACCCATTCACCACATTCGTTTGGTTTAGGAATTTGTTGGTTGTGAATAGGAGTTTCAGAATAATCACATTTTCCTGCCTGATAAATGACTTGTTCTGGAAGAGCATAGCACTGCAACATTACTACTTCAAGATTTTTATCTAGTTCCAGAAGGTCTTTTGCTTTAATAGGTTTCATTTCTTTCCAAATCCTTTTGATGTTTTTGCTTCAAGATCTGCGAGTTCTTGTTTCACGACTCGCAGTTGTTTTTTCATTTCAATTAATTTTTCAGGAGAATATAAGTGTTCCTGCTTCGTCATTCTTTCTAGAAGTTTTACTAATTCTCTTGCTCTATTGGTCATCTAAATCAGAATCCTCGAAAATTTCGTCGTAATCTAAAATTGGTCTCTTCCTTACCTCTGGATTTGTATAAGAATACGCAGAAACATCAGAATAAATTTCTGCTTTTAAAGAATCAACCAAAAGCTCAAGATTACGAACAATCAATTTTAATTTGTCTTTGTCCATAAGGAAATCTTTTTCGTCATTTTACCATAAAAAAAGGAGGGAATCAACCCTCCTCCATATTATTTGATTGCTGCCAACTGTGCCTCTTTACGACGTTGTTCTTTTTCAATCTGTTCTTTAATCAATTGAAGAACGTTGATCTTGCGATCTTCTACGTTGTACTTGACACCGCGATAGGTTGCTGTTGTCATTAGGTTTTCTCCTTAGTGGTTTAGGTTAAAGAGCGTTCCTTCAGTCAACTTTTGCGTCTTGGAAACAACCTTTCTTAGTTACTTGTTTAACTTCCCGAACAATATCATTCTTCTGTTGAAGATTTAATTGTGGGTGCAGCATCACTTTACCAACAATAAACTGTGCTTGTAAACAAGTCAAAAAGAGTGCTTCCATAGATGAACGATCCGTTCCGAGTCGGCTTACTTCCGTCTGTTTCCAGATGAACGATAAGAGTATTATACTCCCTTTCGTGGATATTTATCAACTATTGATTGTATAATGCGATACAGTTTTAAAAAACTTTAAGAACTCAAAATTTTGCCGGGAAATTTTCCCACGATCTGGGAAACTACTTTCGTTTTTTCTTTTCGGGTGCTTTATATCCCCATGTCTTTGGATTATATCTTCCGTATCCGAAGTTAATACTCTTCAGGTTTTCACGAAACTTATCCCAGTACATATCAAACAACTTGACTCTAGAACCTCTTGTAAGGTCATAGCAAATTTCATCATCAACCATATACTGTACGATATAGGCATCATTCGGTGCTTCTTTGGTACGGACATCAGCATAGTTACCATTCTCAATCAAGATATCACAACCATATCGTGATTTGCAGGTTTCTTTTTCTGCCGATGTCCAATGATCCATACTTTTTTCCTGTATTTTATCAACAACTTGATTCACGAACGGCCTCCCCATTTAATATCTGGGTAAGCTTCAGATACAATCTCTTTTGTAATTTTATATTTCTCTTGAAGTTTCTTATCCTTTACAAGGCAAACAATTTCTGCCTCAAGTGGATGAAGACCTTGTAAAAGATTAATAAACATTGTTTCTCTGCGAAGAGAACTCAGTCCATCATTACCACCTTTTACAAAATTATAAAACTTTTGATATTCTTTTCTAATTGAAGAATGTCCCTGATCTTGAGATCCAAGAGAATTGGATTGAACCTCTCCCATTTTAGAAACAGCATCTTCAATTTTTTCACTTACTGTACCAGAAAAAGAATTTTGTTCTCCCACACTTGCGTAGGGAACTTCTCCATACGGAAGCATAGAAACTACACTTTCATCAAAGTTCCAAACAAATAATGTTATGATGGATGAATCTCTATATTTTTTAAGAACTTCAATTTTTTTAGCATTGGATCTTTGTTTCGCAACAAGTTGAAAAACTTCAAATACAAATGGATTTGCTGGCAGTTCTGTAATTTCTGTTTCTGCTTTTTTTACAGTAACTGGTTTTGTTTTAACTGTTGTTGATTTTTTTGTTGTTGTAGTCATATCAATTCAATATCTAAAATGATTATACTTTATTTAGTTATTCTTCCTCATCTTCATCCTCATAATCATCAAAATAATCAGGATTAAAACTGATTGCTAAAACTTCATCGGGAATTACATTGCCTTTGCTATCAAAAAACTCTGGATGAAGTTTTGGTTTATCCTGATAATTCATCATGTATTCTCGGGCAATCCAACCGGTTACAAGCCCCACTATAAGAAACAGTATGGTTAAAAAACAACCGAAAACTAAACTAGTTGCTAACATTTCTTTTTCTCCGGGAAATTACTTTTTTCTTCCTTGAGTTGAAGGAAAATTCAAAATAGATAGTTACTTCCCGATTTAGAAAGCAAACCATCTTCTCAAAGATGATGTGAAACGGTTGAGTTTGCTTTCCTTTGCCTCCATTAAGAATAAGTTCAATGCCACGATTGAAGTGGTCTTCCTTTTTATTTAGGTTAGGATTTAATGATTTGTTGTTCTTTGAGGAATTTGATTGTGTCAACTGAACCTCCTAACTTTTGGTCATCACAAATGACCTGTGGGAAAGTAGAACCTTCACCAAATTCAGCGTAGAATTCTTCTTTGGTAAAATTCTCCCCTAGATTATACACTACAAAGTTACTTCCTGTCAACTCTAATACTTGTTTGACGCGATAACAGTGTGGACAACCTTCTTTCGAATAAACTGTAAAATTCATAAGTACAAAAAGATTTATTATAATTTATATAAGAAAAAAGAGGGGAAAAATCCCCTCTTCGTAACCACCAACTCACCTCTCCCACCACAGAGAGGGTCTTCATTCCCAAAGTTACAAGGATATTGAAGACCCAAATATTATAAGATATTTTGAGTCAGGTGTCAAGTCAAAGAGCATGAATAGCGGCGATTGCTTCGGCAAGTTTTTCAGCAGCATCCGTTTCTTTTACTTCTGCGGTGGCATCATCACCATCTTGTCTTGCCTGTTGTGCTTCACCAGAAAGAACTGCTGCTTCAAAATAAGGAGTCGCAACTGATTGATATTCTGCTTCGGTTAGGACCTGAACAGAATTCTTACCACAAGGATTTGCAACAGTCGATACTGCGGTTGAATCTGGAATTTCTGACAGACAAACATCAACACCTTCAGAATCTTTTAACCAAACTTTTACATCTAAACCAGAATATTCTTTAAAAGGATGTCTTTTGTATGCTGGTTCTGAAGATTCGCAACAGAAAGTATTGTTGCTATCATCAACATAATAGTGTTTAATATATTGCATTGTAAATTAAAAAAAATCTTTAGTTATTTATCTCAATGCCATACTTTTGGGATAATTTTCTATTTTGATCATCCATTGTAGGAAATCCTTTTACTTTTGCCCAACAAACAATTGAATATCTTTTTCCTTTTGTGACTGGTTCAACCCCATGCTTATAATGATGATTAGAAGGAAAACAAACCATCATTCCAGGTTCTGGTCTTACACGAATCTTAAGATCTGGGAAAATAAAATCTCCACCTTCAAAATCATCATTCAGATAAAAAACCATTGATAAATCTCTTTCAGTAGATTTT